TTGGCAGCGTTATCGCCGAACTGAAGCGCAGTCCAAACACACGTCGCGCCACGTTGATGATTCTGAATGAAGACGATCTTCAACTGCTTGACAAGGATGAAACTCTCGAGTTCCCATGTACCATCGCCTATCATCTGACACGTCGCAATGGCAAACTCATTTTGAGCACGGTCATGCGTTCGCAGAACTTGGCAGTCGTCCTTCAGCTTGATGTGTATCTCCAAATTCGTTTGCTACATCTTGTTGCTGCTGAACTCGGCATCGACATCAAGGATACAGAGTACCACTGCCATATGATCAACGGTCACGTCTTCGAACGCGACTTTGATTATGTTCGCGGCTTCTTGGACTAATCTATGAACGTGCTATGGATCCCAATCTTTAGCATGCGCTCACATGAGACTGGAAAGTACTCCGTCCTAAAGGATGGAAACTTCCAGCTCACAATGGCGCGTGTGTTGGCAAGTGATTTTGGGCGGGTGTTTGTTGCCGTCCCAAACGACATTTCAGACTTACAAGAGTTGACCGAACGATTTAAGGATTCGAAAAACGTTGCCTTTATTCAGATGACGTACGGCATCAATGCCGTTGAAACGAGAGAAACATTCTGGGATGTGAATGCCAGTATGATGGAGAACTTTGAAGGGACTCCAAACAATACAGAGCTCCTCATCACCGACATCACAGGATATGTTGGACCACTGCCTGTAGTGTTCAACTTCAACATCACAAAGCTGCCTGAACTTGATCGTCCATACATCGACAGATTTTTTGATACCGATCTGAAGTCCATCGAGCGATCACTATTCACCACTGTTCTGAATCCTCGTCAGCGAGAATACATTCTTCAAGAGCGCCCAGACCTCAAAGACAAAGTGGTTGTTCACACCAAGTGCGCTCACACGGCACTTCTTCCTAGCGTAGATGACTCTGTGCCGCCGATAAAAGGTTTGATCTTTTGGCCATTCAGAATTTCTGATACTGCTTATCGCTGGGACGAGTTTGTCCGAATCTTCGAAGAGCAACATCTCGGCGAATACTTCAACGTTGTAGTTACCGACCCGAATGATTCGTTGAAGGCGCCGTTGCCGTTGTTCGTAATTCCGTTCCGCCCGTCAAAAGCAGAGTATTACGAGTTCTTGAACAAGCGCCCAATTGTGGTTATGCTCGATGATATTGACACGGTCCTTCATCCAGGCACAATTGAATTCTTCTACTATGGCTGCCCAACAATCGCATTTGGCGCTAAGTTGTTACACAACCCAAATGCCATCCCGACAATTGACATGCTTGCTAGTGCTCTTTCCGATGATATAATCAATTACGATCGCAGAGCTGATTTGACGCCATTCGTATATTCGATAGGCGAGATCGATATGCTCTACAACAAACGGAATATGACAGATGCGAAAAACTAAATTCATTGTCTTCGACGGAATGGACAATTGCGGCAAGAGCACGTTGATCTCTGATCTCGTACGTGATTTGTGGCCAGTCGTGAAAGAAATCAAATTCCCAAAGACGTTGCCATCAGGCAATCTTCTTCGCATCAAGGAAGAAAAGGACTTTGAGCTGTTGTTCAGTATGTTTGATCTTCTGGATTCTACCAGAACGTATTTGATGGACCGATTCATCGTGTCCAATCTGGTGTACGACAAAGTGTTGCGTGGTGAAGACACCCAGTTGTCCAGATACTACTACGATGAATTCAAACGTCGGTTTGATGTTCTCGAAATCTTTGTGACACGTCCGCCGATTGCCGCTGACTTTATAGACGATCGAATCAAATTGACACGAGATCAATTCAATGCTGGTCTTGAAGAGTACAAAAAATACGGAGCAAATCACCAGATTCTGTTTCGTGATGAGAACGATCAACCAGCACGTGAAACACAAGATCGACAAGTCGTTCTTCAAGAATGTATTGAGTTCATCAATCCACTCAACTACACACGCAACTAATATAGCACTAGTTGCTGAATAAGAAATGGGACCAATTGGTCCCATTTTGCTATCTTGATTTTCCGTTTATGATAAGATCATCGATCGGGTGAATGATATTCGATTCTGATTGTTCGGCACGAATACTCTTCTTGAGAGCAGCGATCATCTTCCCATCGATGTCGCGTGATCGCAAACCACCCTGTAAGAAGAAGTGAACTGGGACAGGAGCATCCCCATTCAAACGCTTCACCAGCAGCATTCTAGCACGACCTTCATGCCCTTTGATTTCTGGCAGACCGCCACTCTCGACCTTGCTCAAGCTGATCATAAGGAACGGAATGCCGAGCGCGTATCCTTCCTTAACCAACTTTTCAATCTTACTTGAATCCTCATCTCGACTGCCGCTATGCGGCAGGGCAAGGTCCAGGAAGATAGACGGTTTAACCATACCGACGAAACCATGATAGTAGACCGACCGGTTCAAAGGAACGGCGCCTAGACCATCTTTTGCCGAGAACGTGATATTACCTATCTTGTAGTTCCCTTCCGCTTCAGGCGGCGACCAGGGCGGCGCGTCAAATATCTGCTTCGCGTAGATCTTGTCGTCTTCTTGAATGAATTGTTTGAATGTGATCATTAGTCTTTCTTTGCTACTAATATCAGCGCAAATGTTCCGTAGACATTAAAGTACTTGCTTGAAATACTGCTGCCCTTGACATCAACTGGGATAATGTAGAAGTTTTCATCCACATCAAAATCTTTGCCGCCAATAGTCTTAACCATTGATGCGAGCGCTTTATCGCTGTCACTAACTTTATCTTTAGCATCATTAAAGATTTTAAGACCCTCGTCCGTAAAAGTCCTGTCGCTAACGAATGTTTTTTTCTTTCGTATCAGACCAGAAATTTTAACACCTGGAATAGTTGAAAGAACCTGCCACATCTTAGCACCACTTGGGGTTTGAGCGTCACCGCTTGCAAGTGTCAATTTAAAGATGCTGAGCGCGATGCCGTAAAGTGCAAGACCGATCTTCTTGCCACGATACTTTTCAAGAACAGATACGGTATCAACTGACCAAAGATCGCCACCACCGGTCTGCCCAATAACCATTTTACCAATTACTGGAATATCGTCAACGTCACTTGGTTTAAAGTCTGGGTCAGTAATGAAGAACCTAACCTCTTTCGGGTCCTTCATTGCGAACCATTCTAGACCGCTGCCACCTGGAAGACTTCGTCGCTTCTCATAAGCTGCCTTCTCTCGAGCATCAGAAAAATTAAGGTGCCCTACCTCGTCATCAGAACCTGAATAATCGATTGGGTCTATTTTAGTAATTTCAGTAAGTAGCATACGAATATTTATCAAGACCTCTTACTGTTTGCAAAGATTCAATAGCTCGTCTTTAGTTAAATCGGATCGATGCCATTTAGCGTTATTCTCACGCCACGGTATAAATCTTAAATTTGCTTGGTGCGACACTTGCTCTGGTGTAAGACCGTCTATCCATCCTTGAATAATTGACAAACGATGGTCTACTTGATAGTTGTCTTCGGTAAGACTATTCAATCCACGCTTTGAGGCATCGTAGTTCTGAATGAGATGGACATTCTTGTTAGTTAACGCCCAGACTTTTCTTCTGTATTTTACAACTTCAGGCAATTGCGAAAGAGGTATCCATCGTCCTGCTTCTTCATGAGTCTTTCTGATGCTACCATAGTTTCCTAAAACACTTTCACTTATCTTCTTTTTAGAGTCTGTAGAATGCTTCTCTCCAGACCTAGCGTTTTTGTAATCTGTTGAACTCACAAAAAATCTCATACTCGATATGTGTTTTGCTTTCTGCTCAGGAGTAAGTAACTTGCCTAAATTGCTTGAGCTGATCTTCTGTCTGACTTCATCTGGGGTGATGTTTCCAAGATTCCAATGAATCAGGTCGCCCGATGCGAACTTCGCAGACATCGCCGCCGATTGCTTTAGCTTCTGTTCTTCTGTAGCAGGGATACCTTTGTTTGGCGCACCTCGCGCTTTAACCCTAGCTTTTGCCTCTTCGGACCGCTCTAACCTATAACCGCCTTTGTCTTTATTCCAAGACGATTTTCCGATTCGACTTGCCGAGATTTTTGATGATGCTAATGCTTTGGTTTCAGGACTCATTGCGGACTGCCTGGCAATTGCCGCAAGTCTCTTTCGCTCAGAACTCTCTTCGCTCTGAAGAGGTGCACCTGGGAATTTAGCAATGTACTCTTCCCGAGTAATGGAGTGCGACAAAAGATGCCGCTTGTTAATTGAGTTGAATAGCTTTTGGCAGATTGCGCAAGAGATCATACTATGCCTCGATAATGTTATCAAGACTATTTATAACACAAGACAACAAAAAGGAGACCGAAGTCTCCTTTTATTTCTAGGTTACGATTGATTAGATCGTTGCTGAAGTAGCAACTACACGAATAGGAATGTAGATATATTCCGATGCGCGGGTAGGTTTGATAGCAATATCCAACCACAGTTCGTTACGGTCAATACGCTCTGGCGTGTTGTTTGTAGCATCGCAGTACGAAGCATAGTCAGACAGACCGCGCTTGATAAGGATGTCATTCATTACGCCGTCAGCAGCAGTCTTCAGATTGTCGCGAGTCATCTGATCGTTTGGTTCGAACACGAACGGCATAGCACCCTTACGGAGTGTACGACGCAGGTACATAACAAGACGAACAACGTTCACACGGTCCATAGCGGATGCTGCTGGAGCAGAAGTCTTCTGGCCCCAGACGAGGATACCACGACCTGGGAAGAACACGATTGGGTTGATGTTCTTGTCGTATTCATAGAGGTTGTCGCGTTGACCGGCGTTCAGATTTGTTTCAACAAATGTTGTAGCAGTTCCGAGAGTACCAGTAACATAACCAACCTTTGACACATTGAATGTCAGACCACGTGAGATACCTGCCGGAGCAGTCCAAACGTATGCTTGATTATCGCTGTAAGCAATAGTACGAAGTGCTACACCAGATGGAGCACCAAGAACATTGCGACCATCCAAATTGGACTGAAGTGCCCATGGGTAGTAGTAAGCAACAGATGTCTTGCTCTGGCGTGCTGATGTGAGCGACCATTGTGCTGTTTGATCAGCATTCAAGTTCACTGGTGTGTCAGCGAGAACCATTGCTTCTTCAAATACGTCTGTGCTCAGAGTTACGAGTTCGTCAACGACTTCGTAGTATCCTGGGCAGAGGATCAAATTGTATTCGTACAGTTCAGAGCGAACTTCAACGTTGCTGTTTACAGCGGCTTGAAGAGCAGTAACAATTGACAAACGACGCTGAGCGTCAGAAGCGCCGAGCGGAGTAGCGATTGTGACTGACGATGCTGTTACAGTGAACACATCACCAGCAGCAAATGCTGTAGCACCTGGAACGATAGTGAAGTTCAAACGGTTGTCATCAAACGGCGAGTTCACAGTGCCTGAACCAGCTGGTCCAAACAGGTTTGTTACAGTGAATGCTGTAGCAGATGTGAATGTGATGGTGATAACTTCTGGGACAGCAAGAGCGTCTGGACGAAGACCAACAACTGTACCGTTACCAACGTTGCTTGAACCAGCAGCGGCAGCATACACGAGATCAAATGTGAACTTGTCACCGCTCACGAATGCTGTAGCACCTGCGGCGATAGTGAAGTTGACAACTGAAGATGAGAATGGAGCACCAACAACACCTGAACCAATGTGTCCGCTTTCAGTTCCAGTCACGCCGAACGTTGTCGATGTTGTGAATGTCACAGAAATAGTTTGTGGTTTGACTTGTGATGAAGTAGCAGTGATGCCAGTCATTGTACCGTTGCCGATACCAACGAGCGATGGAGTTCCAGCAGCTGGAGTCCCAAGACTGATGAATGTTTCTGGGGAGTCATCGAGATCAACGTTAGCGCGAACAACATAAGCGCGATTGCCAATGCCGAGGAAGCTGTTCAAAGCGAGCAGACCGTATTCATTGCGAGCATCGCCGTGGAATTCATTTCCTGAAATATCATTCTGGAAATATGGAACGCCGAAGAGCTGAAGCGATTGTGACTGAGATGTAACAGTACGAACTACACCATGCTCAAGAGTACCTGCCGCAGCAGTGACGCCGTCAGTCTGTGTCTTGCCAGCACGAGTCGCCAGAAAAATCAGCGGAACAGTTGTTGCTGATACTGGGAAAAAGAAGCTCTCGTTGATAACTGAGACGCTTACGCCTGGGGAGATAAGGGTTGCCATATTTTAGTTTCTCCTAGAAAGGATGACAGCGTGAGCTGTTCTGGTTGTTCATAAGCTATTTATTAGGCGGGCAGTTTTTGCCCCTTTAATTACACTCAACTTTGAAGATTGAATGCCTTTACGATCCAGGAAACATCAGGATCATCAGCAGGATTAAATTCTGAAAGATCAATGCCAAGACGCTTGAGCAAGATCTTTAGTTCTGCCCGCTGCTTCTCAGATGGTTTCTTAACAGTGGCGTCAACAAATGCCTGTTTGATCGCAGGGAACAAGTAGTCTGCAACCCAAAGCAGTAATTTTGCCTTTGCTGCTGTCCCTTTTGTTTTGCCTGCCTTCGCACTCTTCATCCGAGTCTCTAGCTCTTTCATCGCCGATTCACTACCGTAGTCTGTGAGGAGCTGAATGACCGTCTTCTCAGCATTTTCAGGAATAGTTGATGTGGCGTCTGCTTTGCCCATCACAGCAGCAAGTTTCTTCAAGTACAGATTTCGTTCAGCATCCTTGTCGCAGGCAATTTCAAGTGCCGAAACAAAGCGAAGAATCGTGTCCTTGATCTTAGCGAAGTCCTTGTGATAGTCCGAATTGCCGACCATGCGGAATTCAAGGTATCCATATCGCATCTTAGAAATATTCACCGAAGCGTACTTTGATTCAGAAAGACTTTTCTTTGCTAAAGCAATCATCTCATTCGCTTCAGTCGGCAAACTATGCCCATGAGCAATCGAGTTGATGATAGATCGAATTTGTGGATTAGTGTATGAGTTCGCAATGCGATCAAACTGTTTAAGAACGTGTGACTCGCCCATGAACAATACAAGTTTCACAAGGTCAACATCTTGAATATTCGGCAAACTCAGATTGGCGTGAAATCCAGTTGAGATGTTTGTTTCGATGTCCTTGTCGATCATCCAGCCAAACACGCTCTCAAGGTCGTTAAGTGCCTGTCCTAATGGTGTTGGTGGCGAGATAATTTCTACGCCCATGCCCTTACCTTCAATGGACGTGTCTTCAGTGACTAACCAAATTTGACTCTTTGGGTCATACTTACGACGCGCATCGCCAGGGACAATCGCTTTGAGACCGAGATCGCTGTTCATTGAACGTGCGATCGCCCCATAAACTTTTCTAGCGGATTCAGCTGAAGGATACTCCGTGTAGATCGTCGAGCTATTGTTCAGCAAATCACTCGCCCAACCGTATCGTGGTTCGATGTCATACTCAGAAATAAAATTGCGAATACCGCCGTGGTCTTTGACAAACTTTAAGAATCCCCTGCCGTAGATGTCAGTATCTTCTTCGTCATTCTCTTCTGCCCATGAAGTAAAGTCTCTGTCAAAAGATTGTTCCTCTCGACTAGACACGACAAAGTATTTCGTGATCTCTCTGAATGTGTCTATGTCACGAAGAGACATGAAGTCTGGTTCTGCATTATCGTTGACATGGTCCATGAAGTACGATTCAGAAGGCACAACGCACTCAATCTCAAATCCAGCAAGGGTATTTGTATCTTGACGCGCAGCGACCTTTTTGAACTCCGAAGGGTTCATCGCCTTTTCTGAAAGGAACTGTTTGAAACTGATCATAGCGGCATTGGTTCAGAAGGTGTTGGACCTTGTGGAAGTGGCATTTGCTGGGTGCGAAGTTCCCATGAAACACCATTCCAAAACATTAGATTTTCTGTAGTTGTGTTGTACCAGAGTTCATCGCGCTTTGGATCAACAGGAGCAGTTGGTCCAGAGTAATCAGCATCGGCAATACTCGGGACAGGTGTGCTGTCGAATGTGACACGCGCAAGTGGAGTCCCGAACGGCGTAATCTGTCCGTCTTCATCAACTTCGTTAATTACCATTTTTGCGAGGTCACCAATTTGGATAATGATCTTGCGAACCAAATCGTCCTTCACACCCATCGGGATGCTGAGATAGATCGGAACTTCGAAAGACAAAGTCCAAACAATCATTCGACGATCAGTCGATGCCGGATAGTTCTCTTCGTTCGAAATGTCTGTGAGTTCGACTTTGGTAAGTTTAGTCCAATCAAATGGACCGTCGCTCTTTTGAATCTGAATATCTGGGTTGAACAATACTAGAATCTGCTCAAGAATCTGATCGCGCTGAAGCGAGTTGGATGTGTAGATCGATAGCTCGATTGTCGCATTGTACGGGATTGGCATTGAGCGCTTGACGACTGTCAAGTCATTCGGAAATACACCACCAACAGGGAGTGTGACACGCTGATCAAGGAATGCCTGGACCTTACGACGTTCTGGCGCGATGGCAAGCGATGCCAAATGCGCCGACATCGTTGGAAGCGAGAACATTCGATTCTGAGTATTGCCTGCCATCAATGCAGCAACGACTCGATCTTTTTGCCCAATAACAATTGGGACGCTAATCATTTCAGTCTCGCCGCATTCGCCCCTGCCTGTTTGAACTTGTAGTCCATAGAAGATACTTACGAATTGGTATAAATAAGAACGTAATTGTCCGCTAAATTGAAAGTGATTGATCATGCTTAGAAAATCCTTGGAACCCGCATCATCTATTTATAACATGCTTCAGCAAGTAGATGCCGATACAGAAAAACTTACATCACCAAATTGCTCGAGTCGCAAAAGCGTCAAGCACCTTTGTGCAACTTTGAGGGGATCAGGTTATCTTAAAGACTTTAATTCGTATGCCGAACAAGTTGCTGCGATCCGCCATGATCACGTGTCATGGCCTTTATGCCCGCTGTGCGGCACTAAAGTCTCTATGTTCAACGGATTTTTCGTTAAGTTCTGCAGCAGAAAATGCAGTAATAATTCTAGTGAAACTATAAAGAAAAAAGAAAACACGTGCTTAACGCTTTATGGGGTGCGGCATCAATGGTGTCTTGGCGAATTGAGAGATCAAGCTATATCGTCGTATATGGCACTGAATGGGTATAACAAATCGACAGCAGGAAATGAGAGGCGGATGAAGACATACATTGAAAGATTCGGCGCTCACCCGATGCAGACTGAGGGGGTTTTTAATAAAGCCATAAGAAATAGGCTAAACAAAAAAGATTTTATACTTCCATCTGGGAAGTCAATTGTTCTCATGGGGCACGAACCAAAGGCATTAGAATTTATGCTTAATGCTAAAATGATATCAGAGGAAGAACTTGTCACCGAAAAGCTCCCTGTAATAAAATACGGGCGAAGAGCATATCATCCTGATTTTTGGATACCTGAAAAGAATCTTATCATCGAAGTAAAATCCGAATATACGGCATTCTACAAACAATACCTTTCAACGAATATCTTAAAAGAAGAAGCCACAATAAAAAGCGGATTCAATTACGAAATCTGGATTTGGCACCCAAAAACAAAAGGCGTTGAAGTTCTTAAAACTTTCAAGAATCGAGGTCTTTAGGCAAATCAAAATCGTCAAGTGTTACTTCCATAGCTTCTTTTCGAGAATACACGTGGACTGCCTCGCCAACCTGATAGTCGTTCTCGTCTTTACACAAGATCGTCCAACTACGAATACTTCGATCGTAGAAACGATCTAAAGTATACTTTGGAGCTTCTTTAGTTTCTTCAGCTAAGAACTGTTTAAACGTAATCATTATTTTGCCTTGCTATCGACCATTTTAGCAACGTGGTTTCGACCGCCAACCAGCTTTTTAACAATAGCGATCGCCTCCTCGCTAGACGAAGCGTAAATGACTTTTGTCATTGACGACAGCGGGACTTCTTTATTCGCCCCGTGCATATCATAGGTGACTTCCCACTTGCCCTGAGCTTTTTTTGGATCGCTTAATTCAGCGAGAAATTGTTTAAATGATTTCATACTACTACCTTTGATGTCAGTGGCATTGTCTGCGTTCTGTTTAGAATCTCTAATTGCGATGGGCGATGAGCACTTCGTTCTTCGCGGCGGTCGGTCTCTACGTAAATGTACTTGTTCTTGACACTACTAAACTTGTAAAGTCTTGCAGCAATCTTCATCTTTGGATCGTACTCGAGTCTGAAATAAGTTCCATCGACCGCACCAGCAACATCAGGCAACTTGAATCCAGTCTCGTAAGGTTGCCCATCAGGCGGCAGACCGTCCTCAACATAAGCTCCAACACCGTCGTAAGAACCTGGTTGATTGAAGCGATTCGTGCCCGATGCCTGCTCCCGGACGTTCGTACCAGTCTCAGGAACGGCGATAACCGCCGCTGCTTGGTTTGCCTCAGTAGTAGTCAACGGCGCAGTCTGGATTTGCTCTACGCCTTCAAAGAAGCGTCCGTCATCGATAATGTATTTCTGCGTGTCGCCAGTTCCGAGAATGTCTCGGTGTTCTTGTGATGGAACTAGCTGCTGCGCCTGGAAGCGATACAAAACCGGTTTCCATGCTGTGGTAAATCCTTCAGCGCTCCAGCTAACGTCATTCACTTCCAAGAACTTACGAACTGGGCGAAGATTGTGGTCGTACTGAAGTTCACTTGGAATTTCTAACACGTCACCGACAACGATTGGACGTCCAAGCGCGCTGACCATTGTCGCATAGCTTGTCGTGAATGTGTAGATGTCGGCAATCTGAAAACCAAACTTTGAGAGATCGCTAACAGCATCGAACGGCGTGTACGCTGCCTTAATATGAACAGACGCCTTTGCGTAGTCACGATCTCGATTCTCCATGTACAGAGTGTCTTGAATATCATCAAGGCGAGTCTGCTGGAAATCAAACAACTCTAACTTGTCAACAACCCAAGAGTCTCCTGACATAGTCCCAGCAAAGCTAGTTGGGACTAGGCGCCAATAGCGTGAAGCAGCAGATTGCTTAATTCGAATCAGCGCTGCTGTTGGAACATTAGGAAGATTCACTACATCCACACGCTGCCATTCAAGTTCTACAGGGGCAGAGAACGCGTCATTGATCGCAAACGGGATTGTACCAGCAGTGATAGTGAATGATCCAATTAGCGAATTGAAACGAACGCCAACTGTGGCAACGCCAAGAACAGATGTTCCACCAGCGCCGGTAAACATTACGGAGAATGTAGTCGGTGTCAATGCCACTGCCATGAACATGCCTGGTTTTGGAGAGGCGCCGGATGTAAATGATCCGAATCCACCGTTGCCAACACCACTAAAAATCACCTTGAGCGGATCAACTTTGTATCCGCCATTGCTGCGATCAACACGAACTTGAAGTGCTCGAGTTGTCGCAACAGTACCTTGTTGAATCCGAAGACTAGTGATGTGAAGAGTATTGTTCACATCAGGCGCATTTTCCGGTTGACCATAACTAGTAAGGCGGATGCCAAAATCGTAGCCGATATATGCCGGAGCTTGCGTCACGGACAAGCCTGTTTCGGATGAGGTCCACGCTCCAGCAAGTGAATCAAATGCCAGCGCTGGTGTTCCAGAACCAAGCGCTTGACCAGCGCCAGTAAGATCGACAAGACGACCCTGCTCGTGTACGCCAAGAAGTTTGAAGACATTTACTTCAGCGCCAGAGATATTCAAATTTTCTGCGGCAAGACTTTCTTGGTATGAATTTTCGCTGCTGGTATTGAGGTCGTTTGAGAGCGACCAATCGCCAATACACAACTCTGGCGCAACATAAGGATTCGACGGCGCAGCAGGCGGCGGTGTAATACCTCCGTCTGGCGTTGTCGGATTATTAAAACTGCCTGCTGCGTCAGGACATTCGTTGAGTGTTGTTGGCATTATGCTCGACCTATAATACGGAAACCATTAGCAAAATTCTTTCTTAATTCCGTCTTATACAAGGCAGTTCCTTTGATATTGTGTTTTGCCGAAAACTCTTGTAAGTTGCTAATCAACTGGACATTCCCTTCAGCGTCTTCAATTTTGTATGTCTTCACTCGACCCCACGTGCCTTTGCGCTGTCGCTCAAGCTTTTGTTCAGGTGTTTGCTCAGAATAGTATTTACTCTGCCCGGTCTTCATACGGTCAAGTTGTTCAGCAGTTCGCTTATGCCCTTTTGCTTTGATTGCTTCAGCTCTCTTGGCGATGTGTTCTGGCTTGTTGAGCTTAGCTATGTGGTTAGCTAAAACATCTGGATCAGCTTTTCGGCGAGCCCACATATCTTTAGCGACTGCCGAGATCTTAGCACGTGCCTGTTCTTTGAGAACTTCTTTCTCATATAGGGGTGCTGAGCCCCCAAGCATCAAGTTCATGCAACGCGCATCCTTTAGCCGATCTTCATTTACCAGTTCGGCTTCTCTTTTGATCAACGACGCCCGATCGTCAAGATGTTCTAGGACTTCAGTGATATGGTTCTCTTTACCATATCTTTTGAGCGATCGCTGAAGATGAACACCAGAACCCTGATAGCCGTCGTTGAGATCATCTGTCGAATGAATACCGATATAGTAGTTCCCAGATGTGATGCAAGTTGTCTTGTAGATGATGTGGTGCTTTCGATCTACAATCTTATAGGCCCTTTTCTTCTTTTCAACCTTCTCGACTAGAGGATCAGCTTGAACATCAGATGATGCAAGTTCTTTTTTCCTAGCGATCAGATCTTTGCGACAGCCGAAGTGTTCAACAACCTTTGGAGAGTGGTGATCTCTCCCGTGTCGTTCTATCGACCACCAGAGCTTTGACCCAGTGCCGAGATGTCCATCGGCAAAATCATCGGTACTGTGAATGCTGACGAACTCACGACCCGTTACAGTGCAGGTCGTCTTGATAAGAACATGGTATTTGCGGCGATCGGCACGTGTCATATTTGTCTCCGGTAGTTCTTCTATTTATGACACTTTCATTACGCATCAAACATTTATTTCTAGGTTAGCTACCCAATGAGAAAAGAAACATTACCTTGTCCAACATGACCACCCCACTCGAAGTCAAGAGCCGATTGCTTTAACTCGGTCATATCTTGACGTGCTTCAGAGATAAGCATTTCACCGTTCAGCGTGATAGTGCCAGCCGCGCCAGGAGTTCCAGAGCTGTATTTGCTTCGGATCATTCCGAGCTGCATCTTACATTCAGCAAGTGCCCAGTTCTGAATAAACTGTTTCGACCAACGATCAAGAAGAAGTTCTTGCTCTGGGCGTTCCATCAAGCACTCGAGAATAACTTTCTCGTTGCGATCGATTTTGCGAGTGATGAACAGTTCGCGACTTGGTTCATCCCACAAGAATGTAAGATCGCCGGCAAAGAGACGCTGGAATTCTTCAGACAACGAACTCAACATATGCATAGACAGAATGTCAACTGAAACTGCTGAGTAGTACGATGTGAGAATACCAGATGACCAGATAGCATCACTACCGCCAATTGGCTGAATACCGAGAACGTTCAGACGGTGAACTTTTGAAACACCAACGATGTGATCTGTGCGGTCAGTTGCGCTGTTCAAATAGTAAGTTTGCTGTCCAGCGAGAAGCGGATACATTACGTACTGAAGACGGTATGCTCCGTCGACCCACATACGATAGTTGTCGAGCGCATTGTCGATAGCGATATTGAATTGCTCTTCTTTCAACTCAACGCAAGTTTGCGGCCATCCAAGTTGTCCTTGAAGAACTTTGATCAGACGAATACGCTCATCGTAAGAACCATCAGTGCCGATTGAAACTTTGTCAGAGACAGGAGTTCCAGGTTGGTCGGTGTTTACTTGCTTCCAAGTAGTGCCATTCCAAGCATCAAGCGATTTTGTGGAAGTGTTGTAGAACAACTGTCCAAGACTTGGTGTCGGAAGATCAACTGGTTCGAGTGTCAGCGGCGTG